TTGGTCGATCAGCCAATCCTCAATCTGTCGTGGAGCTCCAGGTTCCGTGATCTGGTCAGGCTCGATGATCTGGAAGGTGACCCCGCTATCGGTGGGTCGAATCGCTATGAAGCACTCGCCATCTTCCCTCGCTCGGTCGTGGATCTCTCGGTCCAGGTTGGCGATGAACTTGTTCGACTTGAGCAGGGTGTTGACCTGCTTCTGGACGAACCGCTCCACCTTTGAGTCGACCGATGTAGCGTCCTCATCCTCCACCTCCACGGTGAAGGTGAAGCCCTTGCCGATGGTGTAGTTGACTAAGCTCTCGGCAACGGAGGTGCCGCTGGCGAAGAGGTTGCTGCACCTCCGAGCCTGCATCCGCTGCGTGGCGAGGTCCTGCTCCGTCTCGTAGACCGGACGCCACCTACCCTCGGTGCGGTCCTCGAGTGTGGTGTATGGGGTGGGTGTGACGTTCCCACCGTAGAAGTTGGGCTCGTCGAAGTAGGGGTAGTCATCCCACGGAACGCGGACCGGCTGCCAGTTGTCGCGGTAGCCTTCGACCAGCGTTTCAGTCTGGAGCTGCTGGAGCTCACGCGACATCCTGACCGTCTCAAGCTGGGTCTGGAGGATCTCGCGCTTATCCCTCGCTTCAAGGAGGGTGTCCGACTCGTTGAAGAGTTCAGCTTGTACTAGGTTGGTGGCCATCCTTGCCTTCTTTCTGGAAGCTGTACGCCAGGCCCTCAGGAGGATTGTGCCCATCCTGGCCGCACGCTCCCGAGCAGACTCCATCCCCATCTACAATCGTAAAACCGCAACCTTCGCAGATCGCTTCCCAAAGTCTGTCTTCGCCGAAGGCGAGATCCCCGAAGTCCTGTCCAAACATTTCCTCACTGCATTGCTTGCAAAAGTCAGCCATGCTTCTCCTCCGGCAGCGGCTTGGAATCGACCACCTTGCATTCGACTATCGAATCAGCAATTTCATCAACCTCCTCAGGTTGATAGATCTGGATGCCTGGCTTTGGTTCAAGGGTAGGTTCCCACCCATTCGCAATCCCAGCGATGGCGACAGCCTCGAGAAGGCCAACTGTACCCTTTCTCCTGTAAACAGGATCATCGTCGGGATGCTCTTGGATCAGTTCGTAAATATCATCGGGATGAGTTTCGAGGGAGTCACATTCGGGGTCTTTCATTTAGCTCTCCGCATTGAATCCTGTAGCTCTCATCGCACATTTTAAACGCCACTAATGATTGGGCGTAACATAACGCCACGTGGTATTCTGTGTGCATTTCCTCTTCCGCTTGGGTAAAGTTTTTCATGTCTTCGAAGAAGACTTTACCTCGGCTCTCAGGCATGTCGGAAGGGGAGGATGGAGCAAGCCCCGCTCGCCTCATGTCCGCCCACAATTTGTCGATCACGTCGCGCGGGGAATAGGGTCCGCCATCCTCTATATACCTCCACTCGTATTGTAACTTTGTTATCCGTCCCGCAATCTCCAGTAAGTCTGATCGAACAATTGACCATTTACTCAAGGATTCATTCTCCGCATTGAATTCCATTGATCAACCTGATCGCCATCCCCTCACTCAGTCTCCGCTTGGTTCAACTCATTAATCAACCTGATCGCCATCTCTAAAGCATCCGGCCCATCGTCGTGATAATCCTTCGATGGGAAGAACATCAACTGCTCAATCAGCAGATCCGAGTCCACACCCTCTCTGATCCTGATCGCCCACTGCGCCAAGTAGGGGTCCAGCCTCTGGATCCGGATGTGCTTACTCTCCGAATTCAGCATCGGCACGATGGGTAAGGGTGCCGCTCTGTTCGCCACCGCGTATTGATTTATCAGCGGTTGGAAGAGGTCCTGGAAACCATTCGCCTCAATCCCAACCGCCGTTGGATTGTACCTATCCCTCATCTGGAAGATGGCCTCAACCAGCGAGCCTGGATCCCGCCGCTTGATGTCGACATCTACCCACACTAAGCCTTGCGTCACACCGACAAACACGACCGCCGAGTAATCGGATTGCTCGCTCTTACCGAGTGATGGATCCACCGCGATAGAGGAGATCTCGAAGGCGTCTGGGAAGTCCTTGACGGTCAGGTCCTCGAAGTAAGCTGCTGGCCACTTCGCTCCTTCGATCTCCATGAACTTCGCTTCGTGTTCCTGGGCGAACTTCCTGGGGCCAAGATCCTTCTTAACATCCTCAAGTTCTACGTCTGTGACTAGCGGATTCTGGCTCGATGGTAGTTGCCATCGGCTCCATCCTGACCGCCCTTCCGCATCCTTGAACAGCTTGTGGATCCAGTTGAATCCGTTGGGCGAGGTGATGAATATCGCCCATCCGTTCTTGTCTGACAACGCGGGCCTCAACCCATTTTGCCAAGCCTCGACGGACATGAATGCGGCTTCATCTATAACGACTCCATCAAGACCCGGGCCGCGTAGAGAGTCAGGATTATCGGCAGAGTAAACCGCAATAGAGCCACCACCAGGGAACTCAATTTCTTTGTCCTGCTCGCTCTTGCTGACCCACCCATTAACGCACGCCCTTTTAAGATCTTCCCAAATGTGGGACTTCTTAATCGTGGTGTAGGTCGGCCCCACCCATGCGATTCTGCCCCCATCGATCCCACCCTTGAAGGCACCCTTGTGTGGGCCATGACCACGAGTGGTAGCGAACAATCCGCAGGCAGTTTTACCCCACCTTCGCCCGCAGACAACGACCTTGAATCTACTCGGATCCAGCAGTATCGGCGTCTGATGCTTCAGGGGTTTCGGCAGGTGGAGAAACTTCGTCCCCGCTGGCATTGATACGGTCTGCGTTCCCATACCAGTTTTGGTCCTCTAATACCCTGACAGTGCTTTCGCTCTTGAGGTTAATATCCACCTCACCCTTGAAGTTGTCGCGGTACTTCTCAGGCCGCTTACCCTTTAGCATGAAGATCAACAGCGTGTCCGACCGCTCTACCTCGTAGTAGTGGTTTCCGTTTTCATCGAGTATCGGTTCACCTTGATGGAACTTATACTTCCGCAGCCCCTCGGTCGCTCGGAAGATTGCCTCTTGCTCGAGAACATCGATTGAATCCTCCTTGGCCTGCTCGAAACGCTCGGGGTAAGTTTCGTCTTTTTTCAACCACTCGTAGTGGGTTTCTCGACTTATGCCCGTAGCCTTCGCAGCCGTAAGTATCACACCGGTCTGGGCATACGCTGCAAGGAACGCTTCCTGCCTTGCCCTTTTTCCCCTATCTGTCAAGTTTTGTGAATTCTCCGCGCCGTCCATGGTGCTATTCCTTTAGCTTCCCCTCACTTCCCTGGTCACCAACTTCCACTTCCCGAATCCCACCTTTCCCCCGGTGTTAGTGAACTTCGCTTGCACGAGGTAATTCCTTGAGCCGGTAGTGAGCCAGCTCGCGGGGACATCGAATAGGAAGTTTCCGCCGCCTGACACGTTGGTCCAGATGTCGGAGGTCTGGAGGGTGTTGAAGATCACATCCGCGATGGTGGGTGTGCTTGTCTGGTCCGCCGTGTCTGGGTCTGCTCCATCCAGGTCGAACAGTTCAACCGTGATGGAGGAGAGGTCCGCCTGCTGGACCAGCTTTCCCTCGCAAGGGCTGGGGCTGGTTGCACCGGTTGCGTCTCTGAAGCACACTCGCCCGAGTAGGGTGACGTCTCCGTCTTGGTTGACTATCGCTTTGAAGGTTTCAGCGGCACTCATATCAAACCCGAGTAGGACCAATGAATTGTAGGTGACCTGTGGCACTAGTTCTGACAGGTACTCAACTCCCGACATTTTTCTCACTCACTCCCGGCACATAGGCCGCTTTCCCTTGCCCTCCTGGCACATAGTCAGCACTCTCCTGGGCACCTGGCACGTAGACCGCTTTCGCGTAGACTCTAGGAGTACCTTGGCCCCCTGGGGCGGGCACCGCCAACACCCCAGGAATGAATCGGATCCGCTCTCTCCCCCTCCACACGTCACGCAACTTTCGACGTGGCCAGATCGTGCCGAGTCGGTAGTAGTTGACGGGGGAGTACTGCATTAGCCGATCTCTCGGAATATTACTTGGACGCTTGCCTTGAACGCTGCCGAAGGAGCCGCCATCAACCGCAGGCCGACAAGGTCAGCAGGTTTGACGATGGGTCGTTCCTCGGGAATCGGGTCGTAGCGATAGCCCGCGAGGTTACTGAACCCTTGAAGGTCGAACGGCTCGCCATCGTAGGCGGTAGGCTCAGTACTTAAGCCACCGTTTGCAGCTCCGAGCACTGTGCAGGATGACGCGGCGTCACCATCTTCATGCTTCTGTGGGGTGACCGCGTTGCCTGCTGGTGTCCCCTTGGTTGCCACACGGAACAGGCCAGCTTCCAACTGTTCGTTGGTATCGTTGTCGAGGTTTGTGATCGACGCGCTGAGGATCTCGATCACTAAGTCGCTCGGCACTTCGATCAGGAGGAGGGTATCACCCGCCGCTGGGTTGAGTGCCGCTATCTGTTCGTTTGCTGTGTATACGCCTCTCATCTGACCTTCCTTGGCGAGCTAACTATCACCGTTTGGTTGACAACGTTGGTAGAGACTGACCCAATCTCTCGAATTTTACGCGGGTAGTGCTGATGGTAAACCCGTGGCTTTCGATGGACGGGGACGATTACTTGGGTTTCGGTGGTGACGGGGTAAGTGACTGCCGCTTGCCTGCGGAAGACATCCCGAACTAAGTTTCTGTTCCTGCGTTGGAGGATGGGCACATACTGAGTCGACCCGCCCCCGACCGAGATGGGGATGGGACAGATCCTTCGGTTCGCACGATTGACGATCTGGGTTCTGGTCCGTCCTGGGATCGGCACGTATTGGGTAGATCCACCTCCGCCAGTGCCGATCGGCTGTGGCCGGTTTTGCTTTTGAGTGACAGGAATGACCAGGGTTCGTTTGCGTGCTGGGATGGGAACGTACTGGGTCGATCCACCACCTCCGCTTGAGACGATCACCGAGCTCCGTTTTCTGATCGAGCGATCGACTCGCAGGAGTTTCATGATTCGGTTGACGACATGAACCGTGGTTCCGCCTCCACCGGAGACTAACCGCTGCAATGCCCCTGGGAAGGCGTGGTTCTGATCGTTAACCGACTGGTTCTGATCCCCGATGTACGCGGGCCAGCCAGCGTTGTTGGTGTTCGCATCATCCTTGAGCTGGAAGTCGCTCGACCCTGGAGCGTTGAACACAGAAGCCCCTAGTGTGGTGTTATCCTCATGGTACGAGACATCCGCACTAAATGACTCGTGAGTCGCGTTGTTGTAGTAGAAGTTTCCAGCAACGATTGGCACGTGAGAGGATGAATCGATCTTGATCCCACACCCACCTGTGCCGCTGAATCCCTCGACAATATTTCCCGTGACCAACGCGTCACCGCTGAGCGTGCCGTTGAGCCAAATCCCTTTGCCCGTTCCCGCTGTGGAGTAGAGCGAGTTCCGCTGACAATGCGAGGTTCTACGGGTCTTGATCCCATTGAACATCCCACCATTGGTCTGGTGAATCACGTTATCTTCAACGCTGGTATCGTTCCATGCGGAAATCCCGTTTGAGTCATTGGTCGCCGTGACCTTGATCTTGTTTTTGGCAATCTTCCCGTAGTTCACGCACTCGAACACGTAGTGTGACGATGCGTTGAGAGTAATATTCTCCGCCGAGCACCCGATGATTCGACCGTAGTCGTTGAAGAGGATCGCACCACCTGTTGTGTTCGCAACCCTCACGTTGAACGCACTGCAGTTGTTGCCCAGATCGATCCCGAAGTTGGAGCCAGTGTTGTGGCAGTAGAGGTCGAATAGCTGCACGTACTGATAGTTCGATGCGAAGATCTCGTAGGACCCATCGCCATCGATTTCCCCGATTCCCCCATCATCCGCCGTAGAGGTGTACCCTCGGATGATCAGTGGGGCCGCTTGGGAGGGAGTCCCATAGGTGGCAAGGCTCAATGCTCCAGTGAGTACATCCCCGGTCCCAGCTTTGACGTTGATCTGATCCCCATTGGTTGCGTCTCGGCCAGCATTGTCGAGCGCGTACTGGATCGTAGCCCAAGCGTCTCCGTCGGAGGTTCCGCCGTTGGAATTACTCCCGCTCCCTGGATCCACGTAGTGCTGGCTCGGAGCTCCCATTGCTTACCCATCCACCGAGATTAGGTTCTGGGCGCCTGCCGCTGCGGTGGCCAATGCCCGAAGGTCATCCGTGTAGAAGCCTGTCAGCAACGACTCCATCACCGTGATGATCGCGAGTAGCTGCTCCTTCGTGAGAGGCTGAGCACCAGCGAGCCCCGAATGATTGGGTACTACTGCCCCAGCGTCGAGCGATCCGAGGAGAGCTTTAAGCGGACCGAGCGTCGGCTTCATGATGTCGACTTTGTTCAGGAACCGGAACAGCGTCCCCGATCCTGGTCTTGCCGTGATCTCGAACTGCTTAATCGCTTCCTGCTGCTCAGAGGTTAAGTCTGAAAATTGCGGCATCTTCTACTCGCTCCGTGGTAGTCCCGTCCATAAGTCAAGCCCATTGTCCAGCCGATACGTCATCTCGGCAACCCGGTTTTCCCTAATTAATTCTTTCTCTTCCTGGGAAGATAGGCTTAATCGCTTCTTGTAGTCCCTATCAATCACGAGACTTCGTGATCTGCGGATTCGTTTCGGGATGCTGTCGTGCATCGTGAGGCATACGTCGGTGTCAGTTTCCCTCATGATCCAACCCCTCAAATATTAGTGATTGCCAGCTTCCTCAGTACGGCATTGATGGCCCTGAGCTTGAGCCAGTCCTGCTTTTGGGTGGGGGAGTTCTCGTCATCGTAGACCAGCCTGAGCCTGGCTTGTTCTGCCTCCAGGAAATCGATCGACTTGTCCTGGATCTCCTCGACGTACTCGTACCAGAACTCCTTGTCCTCCTCAGTTCGGAGCTGCCCACCCTCGGAGAACTCTCGGTTGTTGTCCTTGGCTTTGAACTCCTCAGCCACCCTGTCGTCATACCTCCCCTTGAGTGGCGATGACCTAATGATTGGCATTGGCTTTCCCTCCAGGATTGATGGCTTTCCAGTTGATGTCCCGCCCACCTTGTTTGCACTGCGGACACTGGGTGGAATTGGTGGTGTAGAACTTGGCCTTGCAGGTGTCACACTTCTTGGTGGTCAGCTTCATCACTCACTCTCCCGATGGTTACTTCTACTTCTCCCGGATTCCTGACTTCTCCACGCTTGATACTCAGCTCATCAATCTGCCCATCATCCTCATAGACTCCCGCGTGTTGCATAGCATCGAGTAGAGCCTTGAGGATGTTATCCAGGTCACGCTTCCGCTTGTCTGGTGGGTGGGCGATGATGTTAACGCTCACCCTCTCTGCGATCGGTTTGAATCCAGTATCGCTCTGGATAAAGACGATCACCTGGGTATCCTTCCGATACGTCCGACCCTTTGCACTGATGATTGGCCTGCCATTAACAACCCGCCAGTAGGTGTTGACGGTTGGTGGGTATGGGAGGGTGAGGGTTAACATTAAGCTAGCTCCTCCCATGCTCTTCTAACCACGTCTGGTACTTGGCCGTTTCCAATGGCTTTAATTCGGTCCATTCGAGAGGCCACCCCATTAGCCACTCTACCCACGTTGGGTTCAGTGTCCCACCAACTGATTCGGCAAGACTCGGACCTGTCGTCCTGCCCCTCTCTGGTTGCGTCTTCCCCTTTCCGCTGCGATAGTCCCTGGATGTTGGAGTTGGCACTCGGTCTGGCCATTTGTTGTACCGAGCCATTCCTATGAGCGTGTATCGAATTGGCCCCACTCTTCCTTGCCCTCCCCCTTGGTTGCTGGTGTATTCGTTCGCTGTTGGTGTGGGGTACTTCTTGGCGTATCCTCCCAGCTTGAGTCCCCCTCCGCCGTAATATCCTCCCCCGTTCGAATCGCTCCTTGTTGGGGTTGGTATCACATCGCAACCAGAGCCTTTTGCGGATATGTGGCGCTCCGCTTCCTTCTGCTGAAAACACTCCCCATTTGACAGTAAACCCGAGTTTGGCCAAGCCTCGGAGTATTCGTCCGAAATACCACCCTCTGTGAATGCTAAGCAGCCTTGGGACGTTTTCCAGGAGAGCGAATCTGGGCCTGACAATCGACAGTACGCGAAGGGTTGCTGGCCACATGTTCCGAGGATCAGCGGATCCCTGTTGCTTTCCGGCCTGGCTGAAGGGCTGGCAGGGGAATCCTGCTGTAACAATGTCAGCCATTCCCTGATAGCTTCTGGCGAACCCTTCACGGATGAATGCTCTGATATCGCCGAAGATGGGGGCGTCATTGATGAAACCGTCTTTGATTCTTTGTGCGAGTACTCGCTGGCAGTAATCGTTAAACTCGACATACCCTACATGTGTCCAACCGAGTAGCTTCGCCCCAAGTAGCCCGCCACCTGCGCCGCTAAATAGTGATAGCTCTCTCATTTGCTTAACCTGTACTCAAACAGCATTCCCTGCGCCTTCCTCCGCTCGATGGTGTACCCCGCCTTGCGAAGCTCCCTCATCCTCCTTAGCCCTTCGCTCGCTGGTGTCCCGTTAGTACCTGCGGCTTGCCTGATCTCTTCCGCGTCATGCCATTTTTCGTCCAGCATTAAGTCGAGGATGCGTTGGCAAGCGGCCCTCAACTTGGGCAAGTCCGACTCATCCAGAATGCCCTCAGCACCAAGGGACTTAATCCGGTTGGGTTGGTCGAACAGGCTTAGTTGGCCTGGGAGTGGTTCGATGGCTTCACTCATTGCTCCTCCATCTCCTTTTCCGCACACTCTGTGCAGAGTGCTGATAACCCTTCGGGAATAGTTAACACCTCCACGCCACATCCCCGGCACGAGTCGATGTAGTAGCCTCCGCTCGCCACTGTGGACTTAAGCCGCTTGTACTTGTAGGACACCACTTCAAGTCGGGTGAGGAAGTAGATGGTAATCCCAAACAACAGAACTAAATCCCAACTCATACCAGCACCACCTCCCTCGTTTCGCTCGATTTCATCAAT